AATATATGGAGATTATAAAATGGAGATAAGGCGAGTACCGGTTGAGAACATTAACCCTGCGGAATACAACCCGAGAAAAGACTTAAAACCCGGGGATGCTGAATACGAAAGACTCAAACTGAGTATTGATGAGTTCGGGTTGGTTGAACCTTTAGTATGGAATGAGGATACTGGGAATTGTTGCTGCAATGCTTTCGAGGTTATACGATGCGATTAAAAACGGTAAATAGAGGCTGTAACGAGTGGATGCAATGACTGAGTTAATTTATAGAAAGTGTATCCATGATGGATGTAAACTATAATTATAATGTGGTAAACATGTTTTATGACATGATAGCTAATGAATACGATCATATGTATGATAAAGAAGAGTTCTTGAAAGAAGACTTAACACTTTCGGAACTCTTAACACCCATTATAGGCGATGGATCAGTTTTAGATATAGGATGTGGAACAGGGCACTTATTAGAATTATTACAAATAAATTCAGAAAGGTATTTAGGGATTGATCCTAGCGAAGAAATGATTGTTAACGCTAAAAAGAAATTCCCGAAGTATGAATTTAAGTGTGGGTCAGTGCTAGACATTAGCCAAAAATACGATACGGTTGTGGCAATATACGGGGTGGCATCATATATGAGTTTAGAAGAAATACTCAAAGCTGTTGAGTTAGCAAATAATCATTTCTTTTTGATGTTTTACAAAGATGGATACGTACCGCACTGCTACCGAGTTAAAGGGTGCGATCACTTAGTTAACTTTTGGAAGTCATATCCAGAGACGGTTGCTCCGATACTTCATGCAAAACGTATGCAGTTTACGAGTTATGAAGTGGTGACCAACGATGAAGATATATAAAAATACTAACGTGTTTGAGGAGGCCTTAAACCGTATAAGGTTTATTTTTGATGAGTTCCCAAACGTTATTGTTTCGGTTAGTGGAGGTAAAGACAGCACTGTTGTATTTAATCTATCGATGATGGTTGCTAAAGAAAAAGGAAGGTTACCGTTAAAGGTGGCATTCATAGATCAAGAAGCTGAATGGAAGGCTACAATCGACCAGATTAAGTTAATTATGTATAACAAGGATGTTGAACCGAGATGGTATCAGATACCGTTTCGTATATTCAATGCTACTTCAAAGACAGACCATTGGCTTAAGTGCTGGGATCCTGAGCATGAAGATGAATGGATGCGACCAAAAGACCCTATAGCAATAAAAGAAAACATTTACGGAACTGATAGATTTAAGGCGCTGTTTGGTGAAATCTTAAGAGTTGAATATCCTAATGAACCAGCAGCTTATATCGGAGGCGTTAGAACTGAAGAATCTCCACGAAGATTTATGGGAATGACGCAAGGAGTAACGTATAAGTGGGTTACTTGGGGCAAAATACATGATAGAAAACGAAACCATTATACATTCTACCCGATATACGACTGGTCATATATAGATGTGTGGAAAGCGATACACGAAAACGGATGGTCTTATAACAAGATTTACGATTATCAATTCGCACACGGAGTACCTATACAAAACATGCGTGTATCTAACTTGCATCACGAAACCGCAGTTAATAGTTTATTCTATCTTCAAGAGGTTGAGCCTGATACGTATGAAAAACTAACGCAGCGCATTAAAGGTATTGATATGGCAGGTAAATTAGGTCAGAAAGATTATTTTGTTCATAAGCTTCCTTTCATGTTTACATCATGGAAGGAGTATCGAGACTATTTAGTTGAACATCTTTTGGAAAACGATGAGTGGAAGAACCACTTTAGAAAAGAATTCAATAGAGTAGATAAGAGATGGGGTAAATTATGGGGTGATAATCTTTATAAAGCTGAAGTGCAATCGATATTAACAAATGATTTTGAGTTCACTAAATTATACAATTTCATTAGGAGGTATGAGCATGCTCGAAGATCACCCAGTTAACAATGTTAAATGGGTTCCGATTGAAAAGGTAAAAGCTAACAATTATAACCCTAATGCTGTTGCAAAGAATGAAATGTATCTCTTATATAAGTCAATAAAGCATGATGGTTACACGCAGCCAGTAGTTACGATGTATGATGAAGAGAACGATCAATATGTTATCGTTGATGGTTTCCATCGGTACTTAGTAATGCTTAAATACGATGATATACGTGAGTCAACTGGTGGTTTGCTTCCTGTAGTGGTTATAAATAAACCTATTAACGACCTTATGGCTTCCACTATCAGACATAATAGAGCTAGAGGTAAACATTCTGTGCAAGGCATGGCTCATATCGTTTTCGAAATGTTAGATAATGGATGGACGGAAGCACATATATGTGAAGAGCTTGGCATGGAGCCTGATGAACTCATTAGACTTAAATACATAACTGGTTGGGCTAAACTGTTTGAGGATGTGGAATATCAAAAAGCTTGGGAGACAAAAAGACAAATACAGATAAGGAAGGAGTGGGAAAAAGAACATGGAAGTGAAGGAAATACCGCTGAGCGAGATAAAACCGTATTGGAGAAATCCAAGAAAGATTAGCGATGAAGCTGTAGATGCAGTTGCTGAGTCAATTAAACGTTATGGCTTTAACGTTCCAATTGTAGTTGATACGAAGAATGTTATCATTTCGGGACACACAAGATATAAAGCATTAATGAAGTTGGGTTATGATACAGCTACATGTGTTGTTGTAGATTTACCACCAGAGAAAGCGAAAGAGTATAGACTTGTTGATAATAAAACAAATGAGTTAACAGAATGGGATTGGGATAAACTATCTATTGAATTAAGAGAGCTGGAGGAACAAGATATTAAAATATTCTTCCCTGACTTAGATGAGTTAATAGGCGATTCCGTTGGTTTAGGCCATGTGGTCATAGAGGATGAGAAAGTATACTCACAAGCCAAAGCTAATGAGGAAATGTTTAAGGATAGAAGTGAGGAAAGAGAAGAGAGTTTAACTGAAGTTGTATGTCCGTATTGTGGAGAAACATTTTATATCAATAAGAAAGATATAAAATAAAGGGTGATAGAAATGTTTAAGGATAGAAGTGAGGAAAGAGAAGAGAGTTTAACTGAAGTTGTATGTCCGTATTGTGGAGAAACATTTTATATCAATAATATGGATTATGAAGGATTTATCAAGTTTATTAATAGCAGAAAATGGATATTCGCCAAAACTATGCCGAAAAACCCGCATGAGTATACTTTACGCAAGGGAGTGGATGACAAAGAGTTTGTGGAAGCAGTAATCTTTATACGACAAAATGGATATCAAGACCGTTTCTATAGAAAGTTTTATACGTGTTTTAATGCTGAAGGATATAAATATTGGACAATGGGAGACCCTTTAGATCAAACTATACTTATTAATAGAGCAAAGTTAAAGGGGAAAACGGTGTGATAAGGTATGTCTGAATTATGGGATAGACAACCAGGCGAAAGCGCAAAGGCATACGCTGCATTCTGTGCTTATCGTGATTTAGGAGCTGAACGTTCACTTGAAAAGGTTAGACACCTATTAGATAAACCAAGGACGAAAAAGTGGTTAGGAGTATGGAGCGCTAAGTATAATTGGGTAGAACGAGCAAAAGCTTATGATGATTATATTGAGAAAAAGAAACGAGCAGAGAAAGAGAAAGCTATTATGGAGATGGTGGAAAGGCACGCTAAGCTTGCTATGGCTTTTGAACAGCGTGTTGCTCAGCGGTTACAAAGCGTTGACCCAGAGGAACTTACACCTAACGATTTAGCAAGATGGCTGGAAATAGCAACGAGGCTTGAGCGGTTAAGTAGAGGAGAGCCGACTGAGATAGGGAAGCAGGAGGTAACACTTCCTGCAGTGGTGGAGGTAGTGCTTGACGATGGCGACGATTCAGAGGATAAAGCTACATAAAGGACAAACAAGAGCATGGAAAAGCAACGCTAAGATTGTTGCTATGATATCAGGGACTGGAAGCGGTAAAACTTTTATGGGGGCTTTATGGCTATACCGAGAAATACAGAAATATCCGAAAGATGCATTCTTAGTAGTATCTCCGACTTATTTAATGTTTGATCGTGTAGTGTTACCTATGGCTAAGGGGTTATTAGATGAACTTACACATGGTGTATATCGTGCAGTGGAAAAAACATATATATTACCGACTGGCGGAAAGGTGTTTTTCGGTAGCGCAGATAATCCGTTAACGTTAGAAGGCGTTCACGTTAGAGCTGCTTGGATGGATGAAGCTGGACAGATGAAGCGTGAAGCATGGGATGTTGTGCTTAGAAGAACTGGATTTCATGGTGGTAGAGTATTAATAACTACTACTCCGTATAACTTGGGATGGTTAAAAACAGAAGTGTTTGATAGATGGAAGGCTGGCGACAGTAACTATGATGTCATACAATTCCCGAGCATTGAAAACCCGTATTACCCGAGGGAGGAGTTTGAAAGAGCCAAAAGGGATTTGCCCGACTGGATGTTTAGAATGTTCTATTTGGGTGAATTTGCCAGGCCAGAAGGATTGG